TCTCAGAAGGCTCTGGGAGGCTCCTAGCAACGCCTAGGAACGCCGTTAGCGCCCATAGGCTACCGATGACGCTTGCGATGATTTGTGGGGCTGTAATCATTGTTTCTCCAATTCGTAGGGTGGACTCCATGAGTCGCCCGTGGCTGTCCTGAAGGACATACGGCCGGCTAGGTATTGCGCTTCGGATCCGCCGTTCATAAAGATCTGCACAAGTACTTCTTGGCCGTTGTCAAGAACTGTCTTGAGCACCAGATAGTCGAAGATTTGTGGATCGGTCATAAAATGGCCTTTCGTCGGTAATCCGACCTTAGCCAACACTTGCCTAGTAAGGGTGGATTTCCCCGAATGCCTTTAAGAATGCGGCTTTGACGAAGATTGGGGAGTCTGCCGCTTGTGGGGTGATCTCAATGTGGAACCAGTCTCCGCCGGGTGCGCCGTGGACGGTGGGCTTGCTGTATTTGCTCCACGCTTGACGATCGCATTTCCACGCGCGGCCGAACGGCTGAGGGAAGTAGTCAATGATCATTTCAATTCCGAGATCATTTGCATTGGCGCAAAGCTTCTCGATCGCTTCTAGTGCGTCCTTACGATTAGCAAGTTTTTTGCTGGCGCTGGGACGATAAGAGAGATCGACGGCGCGGCCTGTCGCGTGTACTGAGAGTGTTTCTTTGCCGCGCATGTTTCTCACGCCATAAGAGCCGTTATCCCAAAGAGCGCCTTGACCTAGCCAGATGACTTCTTTGATAAAGGCGTCCATGCCGGCACGTCGTTTAGGTGATGCTCCGTCCGTGTTGCCCGTGTACGGCCTAGCGCCGACGATTGGGAGCGGTTGGGCTTTAGGCTTCGGGGTTTTTGCCGATGCCATAAGCCTTGTTCTTTGGGTTGACGTATCCGATGAATAGCGGTGCTACTGCTGCGATGGCTGCACCGAGTAGGTCGTTTGGGTCGGTGTTGCCTGACATGTAGAGCGCTACTGCTGCTGCAATGGCGCTGTTGATGTAGGTAGAGATCATTGCTTTATCGCTGGGTTTCATCTGTCGCTCCTGTCTGTTTGGATTTTTTCATTCCGTTAGATGCCAAGAGGCCGCCGAGTGATCCAGTAAGGAACACGACAACGGTCGACAGTAGGTCAATAAAGGCTGCGTCGTTCGGTGCTTGCTCAAGTGGCTGATTGACGAAGAGCAGGCCGTAAACAAAGCCAAGCACGATCGCTGCAAAACTGATCGACATAGTCACGCCGACGATCAGGATTAGACGTGCGTGTTTATCCTCTGGCGACATCGCAAGCCGTTCTCGTAAAGCATCTGTTCGGCTCAATGTTGACTCGTGTGCTGCTGCAGCCATTTAATACCGCCGCTACGACTGCAACCATAAAAACAAGGGCCGCATATTTAGCCCAGTAGCGCGGCGGCTTCATCTTGCGTTAGTCCTAGTTTGTCTAAGACTGCTTGCCGTGCGGCAACTTTGGCGGCTTGTGCGGCTGTTTGTGCGGCGGCCTCGGCTTGTGTTGCGTCTAGCGCGGCGGCTTCTTCGTCGGTTGCGTCACGAACGATGTCGTCTATTTGTATTTTGTAGCCCATAGTCATAGTCCTAACTGTTTGCGTATCCGTAAACGCGAATAGTTCCGCCCGTGATAGTTCCGCTAGCCAAGGTAAACGAAAACGATGTATATGAAGTCGTATCGTTTAGATAAGCGTTTACTTGATTCCATTGGCCAGGCTCAATGCTTATGCCAGTAACGGCTGTTTGTTCGGTAAGAAAAGGGCTAAGAATATTTATAATTGTGTTATTGCTAGTTGCACCTGCTCTAAACGATTGTATTTGTGCCGCGTTTGCTCCACCAACGGCTGTAAGAGTGTTGGCGTAAGCCATAGTCATAATGTTCCAATAATAATTGGCAGTTGTAGAACCAAAACGCAAATACAATTCGTTAGAACCGCTAGCGCTTCCGCCAACATAGGTAATTAAATAATTGTCATAGGTAGTACTGAAAGCGTCGGTGACGCTAACGCTGGAAACTGCACTACCCACCGTTTGCGACTTAACTAGTACAAGCCCCGGTGCAACACCGACAGACTGCCAAGCCGCGCCGTCGTAATACTGCGTCGTATTAGTCGCCTCAATGTAAGCAAACTGACCTTCGGCAAGTGTCTTTTCGCCCGTGCCACCGAAGGCTGCGTCGCGCGTTGTAGTTGTAGCAAAAACGGGAATGCCAGAGTTCGTGACGCTTAGATCGGCTGCGGTTAGGACTTCGCCAGCGACGTATGCCGGGACGAATGTTGTTGCGTTTGCTCCCATAGTGATTCCTATCCTAAGACATTCTCGGTGTCGATTGTGCCATATATGAGATCGTCAAGAATGAGTTCGTAAACGAGTGTGGTTGGGCTTGTAAAGAGCGTTATCCGATGGCCTGTAGATATGTCTATCTGATGTTGGATGCCTTCAATGGCTAACTCTTGGGCTAGTGACGTGGTGGTGTTGCCCGTGTTAAAAGACTTCTCTATTGTAATGGTGTTGCCGATCTCGATGACGGCAACGGTGTCGCGTTGGGCGTCTGTCAGAGAATAGAACGGCGTAGAAACGCTTGTGTATCGTGCCTCGGGTTCGGCTACGAGAAGGTAATTGGCAAGGTCTAGAGCCGCGGTGTCGTTGTGAAGTAGGGCGTCGGAGATCGAGGTTGTTTGAATGAAGTAGGTCGCTTGGGATGCTAGGTCTTGGGCGACTTGTGGGGATCCGCCGGCATGGGTTACTGATGCGCGGTTGACGACTTGGTTTGCTTCAAATGAGATGCCTACTTGGTCGTAGGGGATTGCGGTTCCGTTGTCGTGGAAGTCGGCTACGGATGCGGAGAGTGTCGTGCCGATTCGATCTTGGAAGGTAAACGTGCCGTCACGCGATACGAAGATTCTGCCTTGCACGGATTCGTTGATCTTGGCCATGTATGCGGCCACGGATGTTCCGTTGGGGACGGTGTAGGCGGCTGCTCCGCCGAGGGTGATCGTAGAAGCTTCTATATTGCGTTCGCCGGGTAGTTGGAATGCGTTGACTTCTGGAAGGTCAAGAACGGCGGCGATTCGCACGTTTGCAAGTTCTTCCGAGACGTTGTATTCGGCCATGTATGTCTGGGATAGGACATAAAAGCGGTCGGCGCAAGTGACGCTGACGCTATCTAATCCTCCGAGCGAGAAGTCGTACATGTAGTCGACGATGTATCCGTTGAAAAGTTCTTCGCCTTCGCGTGTAAGGATGACGTTCCGCATTGGGGCTAGTCCCGGCTGATCGTTGGCGGTGTCAAAGAATGGACTGTCTTGATTGAACGGATTGAACACTCCGCCCGCGTATCCGTCTAGAAGGTTGAATCTCATTGAGCCGGCGGTGAATTGGTCGCCTGTATCTTGGCGGCCGCGATTGACGCTGATAGTTGTGGAGCCGTCAATGACAGATGCATATTGGGTCGTACCGTTAAGCACGTATTCCGTGTTATCTAGGACGCCTTTTGTTGTGTCGTCAAGTGTGAAAGCGTCGACTAAGAAGCCTGTGTCGATGAGGAGATCGTAGGATCCCGATTGGACGATTGTTGCGGCCATTACGCGACTTGGATTTGTGCTGGGCCGTCTACGCGGTTCATTGCTTTGATGGCGTTGACGACGGCACGGCCGATGTCTGCCGATGTTGAGATGCCGCCCGTGATGTTGACGGTGATGTTCTGTCCGCCTTGGTTTTTCATGCGGTCTAATGGGATGACGGCTTCTGGCCCCTTCTCACCCACAATTGCCAAAGTCGGCGCCGTTACGATGCCTCCCGTGGCCATCATGCGGATTCCACCAATGCCACCAGTAGCCGCTTCTTGCGCCTGACCGATACGGCCAAGGGATATCTCATTTAATGTCCCTACGTTGTCGACGAACGGAATGGCGTTGTATGCCTTGATGAGCACGTTGATTGCTTTGATCCACATGTTCGCCATGTTCTCAAATGCGCCAATGATGAAGTTAATGACTCCGTTAATGCCATCGCGGAACCATTCAAACTTTTTGTATGCGGCCACAAGCGCGACAACCATGACGGCGATGCCGGCTGCAATAGCGGAGAATGGGTTGAGCGCCATCGCAAAATTGACGGCCATAATCGAGACGGCAATAGCGCCTATCGTGCCGGCAATAGCCAAGAAGACTCCTGGGTTTGCTTGCGCCCAGTCTGCAAACTTTTGGACGACTGGGAGGACGGCTTCAAATGCTGGAAGTAGTGCGGCGCCAACTGATTCTTTGGTTTCGTCTAGCGAGTTTTTAAGGATCTTCATGCGGCCTGCGGCGGTTTCTGCGGCCGCGGCCGTGGCTCCTCCGAAAGTTCCGCCAAGTACATTCATCACGTCGTCGAGACTTGCGCCATCTTTGATCATTGCTTTGATCTCTGGAGAGAGTTGACCGAGCGCTTTGAAGTTGCCTCCGTAAGCCTTGGCAAGAGCATCGGAGACGGTCGCTAGATCCTTACCAGAGCCCTGTGCGATGTCCTGAGCGAGCGCTAGAGCGGTGTTGGCTGTAGTAATGTCCTTAGTGCCTACAAGAAGCGCTTGGAAGGCTGGACGGAGTTCTGAGTCTGCCGTGCCGGACGCCCTCGACATTGCGGCAATGACCTTTTCTTGTGAAGCGACTTGTGCGTCGGTTGCTCCCGTGACGTTCTGCATCACGAGCGCGAGGTTCGCTTGCTCGGCTGCGTCCTCCATGGCGGCCTGAGTTGCTCCTACAAGGGCTACGCCTAAGCCGGCAACGGCGGCGGCCGCTGGGAGTGCTGCTTTTTTGATTGCAAAGTTTGCTTTTTCGCCAAAGGTTTCTAGTTGCTTAAATTGGGCGATCGCTTTTTTGGCGCCCTTCGGATCGTATTCGCTGATAATTGGGAGGATGACGGCCATGGGTTTACCTTGCGCTTAGATCGCGGCTCAAAGCTTCTCCGACGCGGTCAACGATTCGCGCCATTTCTACTTCAAGATCGCTCTTGTTTGCTTCGTACTGTTT